AGCCTAGCAGAAGATTGAATATGCCAAGCTGCATCATTTATGTCAATTACTGCGTCATATGCTGCTATGGTGTTTTTACTAGGAGCTTTACCGTAGTATGTCTTGTATAAGCTTTCAAAAGACTCTTTAGTTGGTGCAAACCTTAGGTAAGAAAGATCACCATCACGTAATTTTGTAAAGAAATCGGACAAGTTTTCTAATTCTTTACCTTTTACTGCTCGTATTGTTTTCTGGTAAGGCTTTACTAAGTCTCCTACCAAGGCTTGCCCTGCCTCAGCCTGTAAAAACTTAGCACCTAACCTGTCTCCTAGTCGTAATGTTGACGCACCAAACATTTTGTTGATTGCATCACCAATGAAACTACCTTTTTCAACTATCTCAGCCATTGGTGCAGCTTCAGAGATGTCTAATCTTTTTTCTGTCTCAATAAACCAGCCTCTACCTTGCTCTCTTTTGACAACATTTAGGCTAGGGTCTGTAGCAGCTATGGCTTCAGCGTCCATTTTACGTCTGAATGGTGCGCCTGTACCATCTTTACCCATTCGTACTACAACTTTATAGTCATCAGAACCTTCAGCTATCTTTACAAAGCTCTTCATAGCGACATTGTTTGTCTTAGCTGCGACATTTCTTGCTGTAGTGCTAGCTAACTCATCAATTATAGTTTTAGGAAGAAGCTCACCAAAGCTTCCTCTTCTGTTTGCTAACTCTAATTCTTCTACAATTCTATTTTTTAGGACACCTTGTCGTGTAGCAACCTGACTAGGACGTTCTACTGGGCCTCTCACAGGGTCTAAGTCTTCAGTTAGTGTACGTCCTGCGTTTATTTGATCTGTTTGAGCACCTAAGTCATCAACTAATTTTGTTGCTGCATTGGCTGCTTGCACCTCATCACCCATTACAGCTACGGTATCTAAGGGTGACCTTGATTTAGTAATGCTTAAAAGTTTACTTGCTTGTTCAGCAGAGGTGGTAAATGTCTTCTTACCACCAGCTACAGCAGCAGTTATTGGTCCTCTGATGATTTTTGTACTACCCAGCGCAGCAATATCAACTACACCAAAGACTGCCATGAGTCCAGCCATAGGATCGTCACCTAGGTAAGTAGCATCGTTAGCAGATTTGTACAAGTTCCAGATGCTGTCCTCTGAAAAAATACCTTCTGCCTTACGGTCTTCTATGTACTCCATAGCCCACTTCTCAAACTCTTCAGCATTGAGAGAGTTAAAAGCTCTACGTATATCCTCACCTTCTCTGTTTGATCTGAAGGTTACATTTTCAAAAGCTCCTATTGTAAGCTCTCTTAAAACATTGACATCTAGAAAAGACAAGACCTTTGAAATACCTGACTGATCGTTTTTTTCTAGTTCTCTCTGAAGCATGTTGTTCCAGAGTGTCATGTTTGTCAGTGTTCTTGAAGCTGCAGGACTAACATCATTATCAGCTAACATAAGATTTTGTATGAGAAGGTACTCAGGAATAGACATATCCTCGCCCTTCTCAGTTCTATCCCTAATTAACTCAGCTACCTCATCAACCTCAAGACCATCTCTGTAGCCTTGTTCTATTGCTATTGCGTAGTCTAGGTTTAAACCTTCGTTTTTAGCTATAGTCTGTGAGCTTTCATCACCTGCTGCACGTTCAGCCTCAACCTGATCTACAGGAATATTAGTAGTAATAGCTATCTCCTGAGCCTTCTGTCTTTCGACAAGGCTTCTAGGATTAAAAGGTTCTTTTTCAGGAAAGTCTAGAGTTTGTGCTCTTAGTATTTCTTCGTTAAGAACCTTTTGATTTAAGGTTAAAAGAGATACCATTAATTTTCGCTACCTCCATAGCTAATACCACTTTGAAGAGAGTTCATACTAGGTAAAAGCATAGACCCAAATTGAAAACCTAAACCACCTAAAGCAGCAGATAACTGTGCCTGACCACCTAAGATGGAAGCTTGTTGAGTAAAGGCTGATCTTTCTGCACTAAGACCTGACATCATAGAACTAAAACCTAGGTTAGCTCCTAGTTGTGAGAATAAAGAGCCTCTTAAACCTCCCATTCCTGATACTGCGTCTGCTGCTCCTGCTCTTCTTTGAGCCTGTCTAGCTTTAAATGTTCTTAAAGTAGACCTTATAGCGGCTCTACGTTGTCTAGTTGCCTGAGCAGCTTGTTGTCTCTGTTGAACTTGAACAGCTTGAGTTGTAGCTGCTGCTGAAGCTGAAGCTTGTTTAGCTGATTTAACAGTTTTACTGACACCATAAGCCGCACCTGCTGCTCCAACAGTAGCTGCTCCTACAGTAAGAGCAGAAGCTGTAACACCTATTCCAAGAGCACCTGCACCAGCTATAACTGCAGAACCGATAGCTGTAAAAATTGCCATATTATATTTCCTTTATGTAAGCAGTTTCTATAGGCTTATAGCCTTTACGTTTGAATAATACACCAGCTTTACTACTAAGAACATTGTCTAACTCTGATAGTCTAGCAAAGTTACACCCTACTTGTTCAGACCAAAGTGTATACTCATTTATTAGTTTCATTGAAGTCTTCCCATTTCTGTGTTCAGGGTCTATCCAAAACATTAGTTCTTGAGCAAACTTAAAGTCATTGATAGGTATCTCTGTAACCATTGCTATAAGAGCACCTACTATCTCATCATTGTGGTCTATTACTTTTACAAAACCTATTTCATGTTCTATTAAAGTAGTAACTAGTTCGTTAATCTTGTTTGTGTTTATTTTAGACCAAGCTGGATGAGGTATTTCTTTACAGAATTGTTTTACTGCTAGGACAATATCCAAGACATCATCTTGGGTAGCATCCCTTATTATGTATTCAGTCATTAGTAACGAGGGTTCCTTCCTTGTACCAAGCCCCAACCTAGGAGCAAGAAGTCTTTACCCTGTTCACTTTCGTATTTAAGTCTCATGGATCGTCCGTGTCCACGTATTTTTACTCTTGAAGTTATAACATCATCTGGATAGTTAAAGTCAGTTAAATCATTATTGTTAGGAAATAAAGGAAACTTTAGTCTGTATACTTCTTGAGCAGTTCCAAAATTTTCAGAAAAATCCCAAGCAGCAGAAACTTTTAGTGCTGATGGTCTTATGGCAGTATACCCATCATTTTCATTACCAGTAAATCCTGTCTCTGTTACTCTGCAGTATGTTACAATGTAAGGTGCGTTCTTTTTAGTTACCAAGTCTCCTACAAAATCATAACCTGTCTCAGCAAAAGATATAAAATTAGTAGTTGTCCAGTCAAGAAAAGCAATTCCTTTAAAAGCACCGAAGGTTATCTTGTTGTTTGATCCTTCTCTACAAATAAGAACAATAGCTGGATCGCCTGTGTTCGTATTAGATATTTGTGTAGACACAACATCGTTACCGTTAGATAGAACAACATCATCTGCACCATTGTTTGCTGTTACATCCAAGTCTACTTCACTAGCACCATAACCTGAATAAAAAGCTAGACCAACTATAGCGTCAGTGTTAGAGTCTTGGTCAGATATTTTCCAAGGAAAGAAAGCTTGAAGAGGTACATCAAGAATTAAAAAGTTATTAAGTTTAGAAGCCACAGTCTCATCTTTGTTAGGGTATGCCCAGAATATTCTTTTATTAATAGCGTCATAAACTGCAGTTACTTTTAGTTTAGCATCTGCGTCAATAGCATCCCAAAAGGTTTGAACTGTGGGTATTGTTAAATTTTGTTCTTGACCTTGACCTGACACTGGGTCTGTTACAAGTGTGTGTATTCCAAATCTTGACCACCAATAAGGAATACCTTCAGCTTCTACGAATGTTTGAGGTTGTAAAATTCCAACCCTAGTAACCCTATTAACAGAAAATTCTGTAGCTCTAAATACTCCATCAACACCAGAAATTTGCCAAACACCATTTTCAGCAAATACAAAGAGAGAGTTTTGGTAAGCGTAAAGTTTTTGTATTTTAACAGCATCAGGTATTCTTAATTCACCACCGTCTGTAGCAAATAAATCTGATATAAATTCTGAAGTAGGATCGTTCTGTTGGTGACAAGTTCCTAAGTCATCTACTGTTTCAACAACTTTAGAAAAAAGTATAGTTCCTGCGTTTTCTGCACTGTCAATACCTGCGTAGAATACCCTTCCAGAAAAAGACTCAGCGCATCTAAACCTAGAAGCTTCTGTATCCGTAGGTTTAGTTAGTCCACTGAGTCCTGAAGCTGTTGCTCTGTCCTTAGTAAAAAAGTCTAATATAAAATGACCGTTACCTGTTAGTGTAGTACCACCGTAAATTTTTTCCCATTCTGCACTATCGTAATTACCATCACTATCTTTGCCTGAAAACCAAGGGTGAGTAAGTCTTTTAGTTAAGTCTGAGGGAGCACCATTACCTGTATCCCAACCTGCATTTTTTGCGTCATACTTTCTATTTTGAGATGGAGAACTATCATTATTGAAGTATGTACTTGTATCTCCTTGAAATTCAAAATCTCTAATTTTAAAGTTTATTTGAGTTACAGTAAATGTTCCTGAACTATATTGAATAGCTATAGTGTTTATCTCAGGTGACGATACAACTAAAGTACCCTTGATTGATGTAAACTGACATTTAGCTGTATCAGCACCGTTAGAACCAGACTGTTGAAAAGATGCTAGGTTTACTGAGTTAGATTCTACTTGATTAGAATAAGGTAAAGCTCCTTTATTATAGAAGAAAAGAGTAGCACCTTTTTGAAGAACCAAAAACTCTAGATCAGCGTTGCCGCCTACGTTTACCCAATTACCTGTAGCTGTTTGTTCAGAGTCACTAAGAGTAAAAGAGGATAAAACATTACCTGTCTCGTACTCTACACCTAAGCGTCTACGTCTAGTTCCATCTCTACGTAGATCGCAGTTAAGTTCATCAACAGAAGCACCCTCAGGAAATGTAAGTTCAGCGGCCTCAGTTATAAGACCTTTAACAAAGTTATTAGTTGCTTTCTGACTTAGACTTTGAGCCATTACGTTCTTTCTCACGTTGGTCTGCGTATTCGTTACGCTGAACAGTTTTGGTCTTTACTTTGTTTCTCAAGTAATGTTCTACAGCTTCTTTACCTTTGTCTAAACTAGAGTACCTACCTGACAACTCACTAGGTACAGAACCTTTTTCAAACTTTACTCTAAAAAAACTGTAACCACTTTCTTCTTTATGCACATAAATTTCTGACACCATTTTGTCAGACTTTATGACACAGCGTTGGTTTACTGTATCAGTTTCTATATCTATCATTAAGTTCTTCCGTACTGGTTTCTTGAAGCTTGTCTAGTTTTGTACTGATCGTTCTGTACGTAAGACTTTAATCTACGTGCAGCCTGTTCAACTTTAGGATCAGAGCCTCCTTTGAATAGACTCATGCAAGCTGACTTAGCTTCAGCTAATAGTAAAGGCATTAGTGTTTGATCTAAGTCTATAACGAAGCTGTCTGTTTGACTAAAGGTTGGATAAATAGAACAGAAAGCTCTTGTTTTATTTGATGCTAGGTTAGCTTCTACTGAAACATCGTAAGCATCCATTATAATATGATTGTCATTGAAAGATGTGTAGTAAGATGGTTCTCTATCACTACCTACAAAAAGTTCTACAGATTGGTCAACAGTAGTAACCTTTTTACCAGTTTGATCCATTCTGTTTAAAAATACAAGGGGTTCTACATAAACTATTTCTCTATAGTCAGGAACAGAAGCAGTTCCTATATTGTAATCAACACGTATTAATTCTTTTGTTCTAGCAGGATACGTAAAGTGTGTAGGTCTTGCAGAGCTTGCTAAAGAAACTAAGGGTATTAATTTGTTATGTTCTGGTATATCTCTAGCAGCAATTATATTGAAGTAAGTATCTTCTACTACTGAGGCTACCTGTTGAGCTTCTACTGAGTCAGCAATAGCGTTAACATCTTCTGAGTCCATATCAGATAAAATAGATTGTACAACTTGTAATAGGGTGCTTTTCATTATGATCCATCCACGCAGATAACTATTACACACTCAACGTGTGAACTTGCACCACCGTTACAAGCTATCTTTATAAATGTTCCTGCTGTAACTGTGTTGTTTGATGAAGGTGTTAGTGTATCTACATCTCCTGCTGCAGAGCCAGATTGAGTTACAGTTACTACACCCATCGAAGCACCTGCTGCGTTTGTTACTGTAAAAGTTGTGTCCGATCCAGAGATAGCCCCACTTAGAACACTTTGTATTTTTGTCACTGTTCCTGCGTAAGGCATAGGAACTAGTAAATCACTTGAGGTAGATATGTTAGCAAATTGTACTGTTAACATAGATTGTCTAGATGTCCAAGTACCTGAGCCAGAACCGTTGGCTAGATAAACGTCACCACTACTTGCTGCAGCCACGCCTTTAGGTTCATGTAAAAAAGGATCAGAAAGAGTAGAGTGGTTTACGTTTGCCATTAATATCTCCTAGGGAATGAGTAGGGTGCTCCCGAAGGAACACCCAAAGCTTTTAAGGCTCGATGTATTCGATAACCAACTTGGCTTCACCAGCAGTAAATGCTGCTGTGCCATAGATAGCTTCGACATAAACATCTGCGCCACCAACAGTTGCTGTACCGCCTACTGCTGCACCGTCACAAGCTACTGCTTTATCTGCACCAATAGCAGCCAAAGCAATCGTTGCGTCAATACCGTCAGCGTCTACAACAGTACCATCTTGCTGATAAGTACCTATTGTCAATGTAGCTGAACCACCTGAGGTAAAAGCTGTTGAGACAATAAGACTAGCAGAAGTAATGTACGAACCTGCTGGAATGAAAGCATCGTGATCTTGTGGGGTTGCCACAGATGAAGGAACTTCTGTTCCTGTGATATTCATCACCAATGATTTCTTTTGACTTGAAAGAGAAGTTCCGCGCTTTGCTGGAGTTCCCTGTTCACCTGCGGTAAGAACTTCTAGACCGTCTGCGTTTACATAACTCATTAGTCTACCTCCTTACGCTATTGTTGGTTTCGTGATAACACGAACCATGTTTTCAGGACGATACAACTTGACACCATAACGAGCAGTTGTTACAAACTCATGTCTTTGGAAGTCTTTGTTGAAATCATAGTCAACCTGAGGTTGCTGTCTAAACGCACCGACAAATGGGTTTACAGACTGGTCTGCTGAGAAGAACAAGTTTACTTTACCATTGGTTGATGAGTAATCTTGGTTCGCTCCAGCTAAGTCTGCTAGTGCGTTGTCGGTTGCATCTGGTAGGAAGTTTGAGCAGTATACGTCAAATCCATATACGTTTGCAATGAAACGCATACCAGTTGCTATACCGTCACGAACTAGTCCTTCGAAACGTGGGTTGTTTGACACGTTTACGATGTTGCTCAGTGTGTTAAGTGTGTACTCAACAGACGGATCAACGATGGCTACCAAGTTGCTGTCTGGTACGTTTTGTTTTTTCAGAGCAAAACGTGCGTAAGCAAACTCTTTTAAGGTGATAACTTCACCTGTACCTGTTGAACCAACTCGCATTGAGATGCTGTTGATTGTTTCATTTGAGTTAGCAGATACGCCAGCCTCAGGTGCAGCGAGAGTGGTTGTCTCGAAGTGCTCCATGATTGCACGTTCTTGTTCTGGTACAAAGCGTGACATTAATTCTGAAGAATAGAATGTGTCTTGCTCTGCTTTCTTTGTCATATAAGTAGCTGATGATAGATACTTATCGACTGTGAATGTGAAGTTACCTGTGTCGAGTGGACGATAGGTGACCGCACTATCTTCTGAGTAGTTGTCTACCTGTGCCTGACCGATAGATGGAATGTTGAATGTGTTTCCGTCAGGAAAACCATCAAGCATACGCACATATCGTTGTGCCATCATCTCGTCACGCAGAATTTCTTTTAATTCTGATGAATAGACCTGAGCACGTTGCAGGAACGAGGTATTAGATGTGGTCATTGCCATTTCTAAGTTCCCTTAATTATGCACCAAACTTTTCGCCAAGACGAGCTTTGTCCTCAAACATTTGTTGTTGCGTCTTAGCAGAATAGTACAAGTTACGATTTTCTCTACGAAGTTTTTGATAATAATTAAAATCTCTTTCCGTAGAGGACTGCATGTTGACACCTTCGGTTCGAATTGATCCAGCAACTATAGGGTTAACAGGACGTTTATTCTCACCAATAAGAGCGAAAAAAGCGTTGGGTGACTCAGCAGCAATATCACGTAAACGCTCTATTGACATACCAAGTTCTTCGGCTTTCTTTTCGATTTGAGCCTTGGCTTCAGTGCCAAAGCTTCCCTCTAGTTCTTTATCAACAAGTTGTAGGTTGCCTTGAACTTTGGCTTCCAACTCTCGCTGACCTAGTGTCTTTTCTACAAGGCTCTTCAGGTCTTCCTCACTAAAGGTTGCAGTGGTGTTCTGTTCTTTAGTGCTACTGTTATTATTAGGCTCTTCATTAGTCGCTGCAGTAGTTTCAGCGGCCTTGGTCTGAAGCTGATCAAGAACTTCGTTTTTATACTCCTGTTTCTTCAAGTCTTCCCTCATTTGACTGAGTTGGTCTTCAAGATTTTTAATGTAACCATCGGCTTCTAATTTACCTTTGGCTAACACTTCAGGGTCTTTCCAGTTCTCTCCCTTTGCCTGTACAAGTTTATCAAGAAAAGATTCCTGTTGAGGGGTTTCCTGTCCTTGACTCTCTTTGTTCTGATCTTCCTGTGTGGTTGCAGTATTATCAGTAAATACCATAGTTCTATTCCTTATCTAGGTTAATAAGATCGAGCACTTGGTTTAGTGCTCTGTTGTAGCCGATACGATCAGCCATTTTGTGTGACCAAGAAGGGCTGTCATAGTCAGCCGTAGTTGGTCTATCCTCAAGCATAGACTCAAGAATCTCTTCGAGAAGCAGAAGACTTTCTGAGTTGGACATAATCTTTTGTTTGATCTTGTCCTTGTCTTCTTGCGTCTTACATTTTTTAAACCAAGCAGCCTTCATTTATTTCTTTTTAGGCTTTGGCTTCTTTTTTATTGGTGGTTTCTTTTTTGATCCATACATATTATAGCCCTTTCTCTATAGCTATTTCTTGTTCTTCTTCAAACTGTACTTCAGCTTCAGTTGTAATACGTTGAGTTTCTAGTTGTTCAGAAACTGTCACGTTATCACCAAATAGTGCTGGTTCACCTAACTCGTCTGCTAATATTCTAGCAAACTCTTTACCTGACAAGTGAACAGCAACAGTAGGATCGGCAAGTTTAATTTGATATAGTTGAGTTAGGTTTTGTACTCTTTGCGCTCTTTCAGCAAAGTGTCTGGCTCCCATAGGTACAATCTTGCCGTTAGCCATAATGTCTTCTTTTGTAATCTCTTCAAAAAAGAATACACCTGAGTCCTCATTAAGAACTCTTATTGTATCTGCGTAATCCATGTTACGTCTAGCAGCTTCTATCATACCGTTTAAGATAGGCTCTAGAAATACTCTTTCAAAGTGTGCAGTCTTGTGTTGGAAAATACGTCCTGCTGCAGTCATTAGCTGCTGTACTTCAAAAGCTGTTTTTTCACCTGCACTACGGATACCCATAGCTTCTCTTGGAGCACCAGCCATCATTTCCATTTTGTTTTCTAGGTTTTGTATTTGAAAGTCAGCGTTTAATGCTGTAGCGTCAGGAGCTAAATATCCTACGTCACCTTCTTCACCCATGTATATTCTTGCTGCTGGCTCAAAGTCAAAGTCTTCTACGTCACCTCTGATCTTAATAATAGGATAAGCTATCTGATCAAAGACATCAGCCTTGAGGTTTTCTAGATGATCTATACGATACTGCATACCAACAAGATTGTCAAGTGGCCCCATTGCGTATAAATTATCTGGACGTTCTCTCCAACCTGCATGAAAGATAGGAGACTTACCTAACCAGCTAGGGTTCTGCTCATTGTAAATTACATAAGCTCTGTCTACAATAGTTATAACTCTGTTTTTATGAAAGACATCCGATTCAGAATCATAGATGTCACCATAGAATGTCATAAGTTCTACAAAGTTTGACTCGTAGTATTCGTGTATACTTGTAAATCCATCAGCAACAAATGCCTGTGATTTATCCATGTCAACTTCACTAGTGCCGTATCCTGCTACTGTAGTTCTGTTAGTTACCATTCTTTCAAAGATTTGTTTTAGGTAATCGTTTTCTACAGTCTCTTCAATCTTTCTTGATAACTCACCCATGCTCATCATTGTTCTGACAATCTTAGGGCTTTCGCCAAAGCTTGATGCTAGTGGGTTGAAACAAATATCAAAAGGGCTTATACGTACAAGCTTTGGTCCTACATAGTTTACTGCACGTTCACCGTCTTCATACACAGTAAAATCTCTAACAAACTCTACAGTAGCAAAACAATTACCGTACTGAATGTAATCATTAATAAGTTTACTTACAGTATTTTCAAAATCAGACTGACGTATTTTGTTTTCCATATAAGCTTGGATAACGTCTCTTTTGTTTTTTGTGTTTGAATCTTCATCGTGAGCTTCAAACCTAAAGAAACGCTTTTGAGGAAACAAAGCTGAGAAGTAGTTAGCATGTAAGTTATCAGCTATTTGTGTTAGCTTTGGAGTGGTAGTGCTGTTAGTCCAAGGTAACTTACTGTTAGACGTAGTGCGAGTATCAGTAGCGTAGATGTAATTACGTAGCTCTTTCCACTCTTCAATCTTTGTTCTTCTTGCGTTGTGCCATTGTGTCCAACGATCAGCAATGTCTGTTGCTAGACCGTGAGGATCAATCATAGTCTGAAGGTCAATAGTTGTTCCAGCCATTAGAAGGACACTCCACCGAATCTAGAATTAAACTGTACCACGTTATCTCTACTCCTACGTATTACTCTGGCTGGTTTGACAGCCATATCGACAACAGAAGCTAAAGCATCAATTATATCATCGTGAACTGGGTTTCTTGATGACAACTCTTCTTCTAGTAACTGAGTATTACCACCTCTATAGTGCCATATACTCATGTTATCATAGCGTGGCTCAAGTATTGAAGCTATACGTTCTTGTTTGTTACCTTGGTTTTTGTTAGGTCTGTACTCATCAATACTTATAGCTAGTCCGTGTTGCTTGATAAGTTCTTTGAGTTGCTTGACGATTGCCATTTGTGCGACTGTTGTTTCTGCTCTGAGCTTTCTGAATGACCACTTGTTTGACATGTGGAGTATGTTCTGGAAGTAATCAGATATTCTGTCAGTCCTGAA